AGTAGTTGCAGGTCTTCTATCTGCAAACGTATCGCTAAATGGAACATACACAATCTTGACTGTTCCAACAACCACAACGTTTACATACACAACTTCAGCATCTGGAACTATTGCTTCAGGTGCAGCTTCTGGTACAGCAGTTGTTGCAACTAACTCACGTGCGGTGACAGACTTCACTTCACAGGGTTCAACTACAGCTTATAACGTTCCTGGAAACGCTGACTACAACGCTGACGACGCTGTAGACTTCATCCTTGCGTCTACAGAGGATCCAACCTCTTAATAATAGAATGTGAGCGGCATGCCGATGTGTTACCACCAACACAGGCATGCCGCTCCTTTATTAAGATCTACATTAACGACGATTAGACAGGATAGATAAGTGTCAAACCTTTGGGTTAGCGTTGAAGAACTTGACTCCTACGCGGATCATGAATACGCGTATGAGGCAGTCAAGGTAGCATCTCAACTTCTATGGTCTATGTCCGGTCGCAAGTTTGGTGGAATCACTACAGTTACAGAAAAATACGTATGCGCTTCACGTGCATACCGTCTAGGTGCTTCTTCACGTAACTACACTCCGGAGCTTGTCGGCGGAGACATGTACAATATTCCTTTTGATGAATTTGATGACTACGCTGAGCTTACAACAGACGGTATGTCACCTTCTACCCGTTTACGCCTACGCGGACGGCCTGTTATTAAGATTGACGCGGTCCGTGACCGCACCGGGACAATAGTTGACCCTTCTAATTATTATTTAGTAGATCACTCTACCCTTCAGGCACGCTCTGGCACTGCATGGGCACCGTGCAACATTGAAGTTACATATACATATGGGTCTCCACCTCCTGCAACTGGCAAGGCAGCTGCGCGTACTCTTGCTACAGAGTTTATTAAGCTCTGGTCTGGCAACGATGACTGCGCGTTGCCTCAACGTATTACGGCTATCTCTCGTCAAGGCGTTTCCTACACGGTTCTTGACAACCAGGACTTTATCGACGAGCTTCGCACAGGTCTATACGTTGTAGATCTATTCTTAAAGTCTTCAAACCCAGATAAGGCACGTGCAAAGGCACGTGTATTCTCTCCAGACGTTCCTCGCGCTCGTCGTCATGTTTCTAAGCCTCTTTCTCTTGCGCCAAGTATTCTTGATATGGTCATTACAGGAAATGACGGCGGGACTCTTGACGTAAACATCGACTACATCAACGCCGCGTTCCTGGTAACAGATGATACATGGGTACCTAACCTTAAGATCGGCAACTACAGCGGAACTAAGACAAAAGATCTTGGCTCAGGCGCCGTGTCTATCAATACCATCACTACTGACATCTCTAAGTCCGTCTCTTATAAGCAACTTGCCGATAACATGGCGATTATTACCACGTCGACTGCCCATGGGTTCTCAGTAGGCGACTATGTGACAATCTCAGGCATCAACGCGACGTTTAACGGCTCGTACTACATCGCGGATGTTCCTACGACTACTACGTTTATGTATGTTAAGGTTGCGAGCAACGTTGCGTACGGCGCAGACACGGGTACGGCGCTTGTTACAAACGAGTCTCGTGACACGCTGACTTTATCTGTCCCTTACGCAGATGCGTATGCCTACGCAGGCTTTGTTGACCCAGGTACGTGGGATCTCTATGCAGTAAAGGGAACTGAAACTGTGTATATTGCGTCCGGTAACCTGTCACTTAAACTTGGCGCTGTACCGACACCTACATATACACTAGACAACTAGGAGACGCAATATGCCAATTATTGACATCTCCACTGTTGACTCTAGAGCGCTACACCTTAAGGATTTTCTTGACGCAGTTCTTGCCAAGGTAGTTGCTACTTACGAAGAATATAACGTAGATCTACCTTCACGTCGTTTTTGGTTAATGGGCGAGCCTGCGATTGACTGTGAGCAGCTCTCTGTGTCATTTATTCAAATGTATCTAGGTCTTCCTGGAGATCAAGCAAGTCAACCTCAACGCTGTACCCAACCACGAACAGCGGTGCTTAGCATCGCAGTATCACGACAGATTCCTGTAGTTGGAAATAACGGAAAGGCTCCTACGGGAGAAAAAATTCAAGAAGGTTCAGAGATCGCGGCAGTTGATTGCTACCTATTTATGGAGCTTATTCGTAAGCTTGACCAGTGGGAAGAGAACGAATACGGCATGGGTGTTATTGCAACCGTTGAGGCTGGTAATCCTGAGGGTGGATTCGAGACAGTTCGTATGCAGGTATCTATGGTGGTTCCATAATGGCAATGTCTAAAACAACTGTAGTTTTTCGTCCACGCGCTATGGATCATTTACTAAATGATCCATATGGCCCAGTAGGGCGATACCTTTTTGCGCGCGGGCGTGCAATCATGGCTGGCGCTAAAAACCAAGTTGGTGTAAAGACCGGACGCTTAAAGGCATCTATACATATGCGACAAGAGCGCGCTCCTTTTGGCCAAGTACTTCGAGTAGGTTCTCCTTTAAGTTACGCGCTTATGCACCATGAAGGTACACGTCCTCATATCATTACTCCTGATCGCGCTAAGGTTTTAAGGTTCACCTCGGGTGGAAGAGTTATCTACACCCACGCGGTGAAACACCCTGGAACAAGGCCAAATAGATACCTCACCGATCATCTACATTTGATAAGATAACCTAGAATTAAAGCACGTGCTTTAATAAAGACACCAACACAATACGGAGGAAGAAACAATGACTAAGTTCAGAGATTTTGGTTCTGACGATACAGGCGAAAAAGAGCCGGTATCATTTAAGATTCACGGCGAGGAATTTTTTTGCCGTCCAGAGCTTCAAGGTAAAGTTCTTTTAGACCTTGTCTCTAAGTCAGGTGCTGAAGACCCGGCAGTTGCGGCAGACGCAATCAGCTTTTTCTTCAAGCATGCATTGAATGAAGAAAGCTACGAGCGTTTCAATACGTTGCTAGTGCATCCAGACAAGATTGTTCAAATGGAGAAGCTTGGCGAAATCAGTAGTTGGCTTGTTGAGGTTTACACCTCACGCCCGAATCAGGGGCCAGAAGTCTCCTCTCCTGGGGAATAGATCTCTGGCCCTACATTAACGGAAAAGCACTTATGAACGGAATAAATCTAAAGGAAATGGAGGCAAGTGATATGCTTGACGTCTTGCACTACTTCTTTGAAGAGGATCTATTCTATTCTTCCGTAGAGCAGGCTGACGGTAGAGATCGTTCACGAGAAGCTATCTATAGGGACTTCTATAACTCTTCTTATACATACTCAACTCAGGCTGGATCTAATACTGCAGGCGGAGGCGTTACTAAGAACTTTGATGACTACGAGTTTATGTCAGAAGAAGAAGAAGAAAAGATAGTTCCTTTTGACCCTTTGCAAAAGAAAAAGGCAGTGAAGCCTTTCATCAGACCAACCAATGTAAACGCCGCAGCAGATCAACCATTTGGCAATATGCTAGACGGTCCGATTACTCAATAAGAATATTAGAAAAGAAATAGGAAGGAGGTGATCAAGTGGCGGTAGTTGGCGATGCGTATATAGTTGTAAAAGCTATAACAACTGGTTTTGAAGGTGAAGTTAAAAGAGCAGCAAGCGGAATCAACCTAGAGCGCGATGGGAAAAATGTAGGAAAAACTTTCTCTAGAGGTTTTAACTCTGGAGTAGGTGACAACCTTGCGAGATCTTTTGAGAACTTTGGCGCAAAAGCCTTGCAGTCTCGTGCGCAGTTCCAGTCTTTAGTAAGAACTGGATACACACTTGGTCCCGCCCTTTCTATTCTTACTTCTTCTGTTGGTGCTCTCGGTGGAGGGTTTGTAGCTCTTGCAGGTACAGTTGCAGGAGCCATTCCTTCACTCGTAGTCTTGCCAGGTTTATTTTCAGCAATTGGTTTATCAGCTCTTACTGCATTTGCGGCGTTTGCCGGTGTAGGAAACGCAGTCTCTCTTGGGCTTAAGGCAGCTAAAAAGGCTACCGCAGACAATACTGCTGCCAAGATTGCTGCTGCTCGTCGCATTGAAGACATTGAAAAGCGCATAGAGAAGTTACTCATAGAAGCTCGTCGCGAAGAGCGTGATCGAATCGCGGATATGATTGAGGCAGAGCAAGAGAAAACCGATGCCATTGCCGAGGCTGCTGCCAATGAAGAAGAAGCATACGCTAAGCTAGCATCTGTAAAAGAAAAAAATACTGAATCAATGATTGAGGCGAACAATCGCCTTAAGGACGCTCAGATTGAGCTTACAAAAGCATTGGAAGACGGCCGTGAAGAAATTCAACAGATTGGCTTTGACGCAGAGGACGCTGCGCTTTCAGAGAAGCGCGCATCTATTACTCTTGAAAAGGCTCGTGAGACCTTACAGCGTACTCAAGATCTACCTCCAAATTCCCGCGCTCGTCGTGAAGCACAACTTGCGTTTGCTGAGGCTGAACTTGGTCTACGCCGTGCTAAGGATAAGAATAAGGATCTTCAAAAGGAACAAGATAAGCTAGCTGGAGATCCTAAAAATACACAAGGATACATCAACGCACTAGAGCGCCAGGAAGATGCTCAGGCAAACGTTGCCCAGACAGCACGAGATGCCTTACGTAGCCAGCAAGAAGCTGAAGCAAACATTACAGCTGTCAAGCTTGAAAATACTCAAAAAATTCTTGACGCGGAAAAGAAAATTGAAGATGTTAGGCAGAGGCACGCGGATCGACAACTTGATCAAATAATGCAAATTCAAGATGCGTACGATGATCTTGAACGTGCTATGGAAGATCAGGCAAAAGCTAACCAAAAGAATAAGGCTGCCGTAGACGCATACGCAGATGCGCTAAAAGCTCTTTCACCTGCCGCACGTGAATTTGTACAATATATGGTAGGGACGTTTATCCCCTCACTTAAGAAAATTAGAGATGCGGTCGCTGAGACTCTTCTGCCAGCTGTAAAAGACGGTCTAGAAAGAATTCGTACCCAGCTTTTTCCTGCGCTTACTCCTATGATGGCGAAGCTTGGAACTTCTCTAGGGAAAGCATTTAACTCTATCGTTGACGCTATCGTCAACGATAAGAATGTAGCAAAACTTGGAAAAGTCTTTGAACAAGCAGGGTATGTCGTCGAGGGTCTTGGCAAAACAATTGCTAATTCTTATGAGTCTATTCTTTCTATCCTCGTAGGAGCTGATCCTCTTATTCGCAAGTTTACAGACTTCTTACAGAAGAAGACTGCTCAGTTTGCAAACTTTTTAGACGCGAAACAAGCCTCAGGCGAACTAGAAAAATTCTTTAATAAGACAGGAGACATTGCCGCTAAGTGGGGTGAAGTTCTTGGAAATATCTTTAGTGGCACTTTTAGTACAGTAAAGGCAATTTTTGCTCCAGGAGGCGCTGGAGACTATATTCTTAGTTGGTTTACAGAGTCTACCGCACGTTTTGAGAAGTTTTCTGCGTCTGCTAAAGGGCAAAACTACCTGGCACAGTACTTTAAGGATGTCGCTGTCAACTCTCGCGCGGTGCTTGGCTCGCTAGGTGCTTTTGTTAAAGAGATCTTAAAAGCTGGTGCAGACCCAAACATTAAGGTTTTCTGGGACATCATTAAGCAGGCCGCACCATCATTTGGTGAACTGCTAAAGCAATCAAATGCAGCAGCTCCTGCGTTAGCTAAGTTTGTTGTTGCATTAGTTGAGTTTGCAAAGGTAACTTTGTCTACCGGTGCTATTCAGACATTCTTTAATATACTAAGAAAAGCATTAGAGTTTGTCACTAATATAATGTCTAGTCCGGCGATGAAGGACCTATTTGACTTTAGCGCAAAGATATTTGCAGCCTTCTCGGCGTTTGGTCTTATTGCCTCAGTTATTACCTTTGCCGTAGAGGTAATTGCAGGAGCTGTACTTGCTTTTATAGCGGTCTTTTCAAAGCTTGGGTCTGCTATTAACATTGTTAAAGGGGCATTCTTTATATTTAATCTTGCTTTTGGAGCCGCCGCCGCACCGATTCTTGCTGTAGTAGCTGCAGTAACCTTGCTGGTTGCGATACTAATAGGAGCCTACAATAAGAGTGAGATATTTAGAGAAGCGGTTGCAAAGCTGGTATCCGCACTTGGTGATGCTTTAATGCGTGCATTTAATACGATTAAGGAAGCTATCGGCGAGGTAGGAATCTCATTCTCTGGCATAGGAGACATTCTTAAGAAGATAGGCGACTTTATAGGAACATATATAGTTCCTATATTCCAAGTTTTGCTTGTAGGAGCTATAGATCTTCTTGGAGAAGCTATCGCGCTTGTAGTTAGACTGTTTAAGGGATTTTGGCAGATACTTACCGGTAACCCTATTGAAGGTCTAAAAACTATTCTTGGTGGTTTAGGTACTTTCTTAGTTAACACCTTTAGGAATATCTGGAATAACGTTAAAAATGCTCTTTCTAACATTCCAATATTTAATTCTCTTCTCACAGGGGCAGAGACAGTTTTTAGAAACATCGCCGCGTTGTGGAATAACACATTAGGAAAAATTAAGTTTACGACTCCAAGCTGGCTACCACTTATCGGCGGCAAAGGTTTCGAGTTCCCTAAAATTAACCTAGCAGAAGGCGGAATCATCCCTGCAACAGCAGGTGGCACCATCGCGCGTATCGGTGAAGCTGGTCGTCCGGAGCGTGTTGAGCCTCTTGACCCTGACGGTCTCTCAAAACGCGACAGGGCGATGATTCAACTTCTTGCCGGCAGCTCTTCTAGTACTGGCAATACAATTAACGTCTATCCTTCACAAGGTATGAACGAATCAGAGCTTGCGTCTATAATTTCACGTCAAATCGCATTCCAACTTCGTCGCGGAGGAGCATAGCATGGCGAGAAATAACTTAATCGTCAACCCTTCGTTTAAGACGAATACAACAGGATGGTCTGCTACAGGATCTTCAACTATTACACGTATCACCACCGACGCGTTCTTTGGCTCCTCCTGCCTAGAAATTACTAAAGCTGCGGCTGTAAACTCAGGTGCGGTGATTGCATCTCGCATCTCTGTTTCCGCCGCTACCTCGTATGCGGTTGCCGGATACATAAAGGTGCCTGCGGGAGAAGAGACCGGCGCCTTCCAAATTAACGTTGGCTGGTACACTGCCCTAAGTGGTGGTAGCCTTATCTCCACGACGTCCACAATCAGTTTAGAGAACACTCCAGGTGATGACTGGATAAGACTAATGGGCGTAATGACCGCGCCTTCATTAGCCCTTGGAGCGTCAATCTCAGTTGTTCAACCGTTGGCTGGCACGGTAGGAAAGAAATTCTATGCAGATGCCTTTATGTTTGAGGCTGCGTCCTACGTCGGTGAGTACTTCGACGACGTGACACAGGCAACTGAGAACAAGTACGTCAACCTAGGACTTACTCCTCTACCTATTCCTAAGATTACAGGAATGCAGCTTAATGCCGACGTTTCTATCGGTAGCCTTATTCTTAACACGGTAGACGAGAACGGCGTCGTTTGGGTATGCACGGACATCGAAGGTTGGTGGGTTCATCCTGAGCCGGAGGTACGTGATATTCCTCGCGGTTGGGGAGACGGATCCTACGACGTACGCGGACGCTATCAAGCTCGTCAAATTACACTTAACGGAGTCTTTCTTACTCCAGACCCATCGCTAATTCCGGTGTCAAGAGACAAGCTTATTCAAGAGACAGATCTTGTCTACGTAGGCGGATGGTTAAAGACAAATGAAAATCCTACGAAGGCTTCGTTTGTTCGCCTGTCTGGTCAACCAGATATTCAAACTGTAAATGCGCGTGGACGCACGGAGTTTTCTATCGGACTACGCGCACCTGATCCTCTTAAGTACGAGTGGTACGAAGGACATGAACTAGGTTATCGCGCGGTGACGATTGCAGGAGAAGATTCAGGAACTCCAGGATCTGGAACTGGCACGGTTACAAATACAGGAAACGCATACTCACCCGTTGTGTTTGAGGTTACAGGTCCTATCGTTGGACCTGCGACTATTCTTAACGAGACAACTAACGAGTCTATCACCATCATCGGCGCGTTGCGCGGAGTCTTGACTCCTACAGTTTCTAATAGAGCTTTAACAGGAAACATCGCAACGCTGACAACATCGGCTGCTCACGGGCTTCTTGCAGGTGATGTGGTAGTTGTATCCGGTGTTCACGCAACGTTTAACGGTACCTTTACTATATTAACTGTTCCAACAACTACGACGCTTACCTACGCTAAAACCGCTAACAATGTAGCATCCGTAGCTTCATCCGGGACAATTACATCTAGCGCAGATATTCTTGAGATCGATACTCGAGATCACGAGGTCGCGCTTAACGGTGACGCGGTCGGCAAGCGCAGTCTTATCGACGTTCTTGCGGAGTGGACACTTTTAGCTCCCGGTGCAAATGTATTTAGTTTTTATGACGACGGAGATGCAACAAGCTCGGCATCTTTAACGGTGTATTACCGCTCTGCATGGCTTGGATAGTATACAATGTGTTTAACGACGAATCTACTTAGTGAGGTATAACCCATGGCACTGTATCAATCAGACGCAGTCACATATAGGTACTTTACTACTGATCTTTTAACTAATCAGGTACTTGCAGAGATCCCTTTCAAGGGTGTTTCATTTGAAAGATCTATCAAGGCAGCGGGCGGATTTAACGGAAACATACCTGTAATCCCCGACACAGCTTCAATGAACCTTTATGAAAGCACCATGCCTGGAAAAACAGGACTCTACGTTGTTCGTGATAGCGAGTGTGTGTGGGGCGGAATTATCTGGAACCGTAACTATAACGTCGTTGACCGAGAGCTCAGCGTCAGCGCATCAGAGTTTACTAGCTACTTCTTCCACCGTAATATCTGGAAGACGTGGACACATGATTTTGGCGCAACCATCGTTGCATCAGGCGGAACGCTAACTGCAACTTTAGAAGCCTTAGAGTACGACTTTCCCGTAGGCTCGTCTGTCCGTCTTATATTTCCAGAGGTTTCTGACTTCGTGTATAACGCATACTATGTAGTTGCGTCATCCCCTACAACTACAACGTTTACCATCACCGGCACATCCGTGCCTAACGGAACATACGTCGGCGTGACGGTGTATGCGCGTGTTGATACATACGACTACGTACGCCAGCTGCTTGATGAGATTCTTGTAGACTTTAGCGACATAACATTTCCTAATACGGACATCGAGCCCGCGCTTACTACCAGTATACGAATTACCTCTATTACCGCGCCTTCAAGTATCACCACCGTAACTACCGCGTCTGCACATGACTTAATTCCTACACAGACGGTGGAGATCTACAACGTGTCCGCTGGACTAGATGGTTTGTGGGACGTAACGTCGGTGCCAAGTAGTACTACGTTCACCGTTGCCTCGTCATTAACGTCATCCGTAAAGAATATAACTAAAACAGTAACATCTAAGTCCATCACAGACTTTACCGCAACGATTACTACTAGTACCGCTCACGGCTTTGCGCAGTACGACACAGTTGTGCTTAGCGGTGTAGATGATCCTGCCTCTCTTATCATCGTGTTTGACGGCGAGTACCAAATTGTGGATACTCCAACTGCAACTACGTTTAGGGTGTACGTTGCAGACAGCGATATGGTTGCGACAGCGGTAATCGGTGGCACGGCGGTTGTTCAATCAACTGTAAACATCGGAACGTACGGACCGTTTCCTGGAAACTCTGACATTGACATCTCTTACTCAACTGATGAGTATAGCGGTAAGAACGTGCCAAACAATCCTTATCGCGGGTACGAACTACGTTCTGTTGGTGAAGAACTAGATCAATACTCTGACACGGTAAATGGCTTCGAGTATCGCATAGACTGCGAGTTAGTCTACGTAGGAGACATACCTACGTTTACACGTACGTTTGTTTTGATCCCTATTGACTTTCCAAATCCTCCTGCAGAAGGAGAAGTATCTCCACCAAGTCGCTACGGTGCAGATCAACTTGTATTTGAATATCCTGGAAGTATTATTGACGTGACAATGGAAGAGTCTGCCGAAGACGCGGCAACACGTTTCTTTGTCGTTGGAAATATACCAGATCTTGGTGAAGACATCAGCCAGCCTTATGCGGTTGCATCTGCAACAGATCTTTTGCTGGCAGGTTGGCCTTTGCTTGACGCAGAGGAGACTCGCAGCGAGGAATCAGACGAGCTTGCGTTGTACGCACATGCACAACGCTATCTTGCGGAGTCTCGCCCTCCTATCTCAGACATCAAGGTAAAGGTTAACGGATCTCTATCTCCTAAGATCGGCGAGTTTGTTCCAGGTGACTGGTGCTCGATTATAGTTGAAGATGAATTTGTTAGAATGCGTCTTGCAAGCGACCTTGAAGTTCGCGACACGGTAATCGTTCGCAAGATTGAAGGATTTAAGGTCTCAGTTCCTGATACACCAAGTTTCCCAGAGGAAACTGAGCTTCTGCTAGTTACAGAGCCGGAGGTTGACAAGATTGGCCAGTAGACGTAGACGCCGCAAGAGTATCGGCAAGGTAATTGTTGACGTTGAGCGTCGCGTCCGTCGTGTTGAAAAACGACCTGGTGCAAAGCGTCTTAAGACTAACGTTGTAACAACTGAGAAGCTTGGGTATCGCGCGGTAACAACAAAGGTAATTCAAGCTGATGCGGTAACCGCAAACGAGGCTGCCTTTGGTGTTACGGTAGTTTCTAATACAGATCCAGACATTGTAAAAGAAGGAACAACTGTAGTTGATCCTGATACTGGCGCACAGAAAGTTTACAGCGAGAGTCTTGTAGATTACATTCCAGTGACAGATCCTGTAGCGCAAGCAACTGCAGAATCTAAAAATGCTATCTACTATCAAGATGCTCAGCCTACAGGTGGAACATATGAAGTAGGCGATATGTGGATTGACACTAACGATAATGATAAGCTTTACACATGGGACGGGGCAGCGTGGTCTTTAACGCAGGACTCTGCTTCTGCAGCATCAGCCGCTCAAACTGCGTATAACGCTGCCATAGCTTCTCTTCAGCCAAGTGCAAGCACGATTGTAAACGCTAGCAACCAAATAACTGCCGTAAACACAAACGGAATTACTGTGTACTCTGGCGCTAATGCAAGTTCAGGTGCACGTATCGTTATGAACTCTGCAGGTATTGCTGGCTTTGATGCCACTAGTACTAATGCTAGCACTGGCGCAACATTTTCAATTAGCGCGTCTACAGGAGAGGCTATATTTAAGGGCAGTATCCAAAGCGGAAGTAGTATTACTGGTGCTGCTATTACTGGTTCTTCTTTCACCTCTACAAACTATACATCTGGCACAGGAGTGGCAATAACAAGTTCTAGTGGTATAGACGAAATTAAGTTTAAGGTTGGAGGAGTTGAAAAAGCTAGTTTTGCCATCGTAAGTGGTGGACTCGTCGTGACAAGCGGATCAGCACAGTTGACAATGACAAGTCTTGGCGCTATTTCTCTATCTTCTGCTACTACTACTCTTCTTATGAGCGCTGCTCCGTACTTTACAACTGGCTCTGGCTCTAACACCGGCGGTGTTTATGGAAGCATTAGAAACACATGGGCTTCATCAGGTGATCCTTCTGGTGGAGACCTTGGCGATGTCTGGCTGAAGTGGGTATAGCAGATGCCAGCATATGTGAATGTTTCTACCGTATGGAGGTCTATAACAAGTCTCTACGTAAAGACAGCAAGTGGTGGGCCGTTCTCTAACGGCTGGAGAACTGTAACAGATGGCTACGTAAAGGTTGGAACTACCGGAGGTCCATTCTCAAACGGGTGGCGTCGTATTTTTAGCTCAGTTCTTACTCCTTCAATTGCCTTCACTGTTGAGATTTCTCGCAACAACGCAACTTATCCTTCAACTCTTACAGGCACTAACTACAACTGGACTAATTCTACATCATTAACATATATCTTTCAAAAATCTTCTGATAATGTCAACTTTACAGACATAGGCTCCGCAGCAGTTATTGCTAACCCTTCTTCAGGATCTTCAAATACGGTTACCTACGCTCTTACTCTTCCAGACTTCCCTGCGTTTACTTCCTATTATCGTTTTGTTGTAACCGCGGTGAACTCTACGTACTCTACCTCTGCAACCTCAACAAGTACATCGGTCTCTGTCTCTCGTCCCGCACCAATTAACACCGTTGCGCCAACAATTTCTCCTTCTTCTGGAACCGTAGGAGTTACTGAATATAGCGTGACAAGTAACGGCACCTGGGACCCTGTTGATGCAGATGGTGTGTATGAGTACCTATGGCAGTCCTATGACACACCAAGTTACATCAGCGCTCCTGGCACTAACACACTGTCTACCTACACACCTCCTTCTGACTTTTTAACTTTAGGATACCAAAGCCCTATTCGTTGCAGAGTTACGGCAGCAAATGCTACTAACTCTACCTCTGCATTCTCTAACACCGCTACCGTCTCCGCCGTTACGCCGTCTGCCAGCAACCTTGCTACGTCTGACACAACGCTAACGCCAGGAACTCCTTCTTCTATTACAGTTGCAAATACCGCAACTACCAACCAAGGACAGGTAACCTGGGCTAACGGTTCAAATGCAACGTCCGCGTGGGTTTCTTCTATTACACCTGGATCTTCTTACACCGGTACAGACGGCGGATCGCTTCTTACCTCACAACTATTTACTATTACATCTTCTGCTACAGCTGTTGCTACGGTTAACAATAAAAATAATAGCAAGAGAGTTACTCTCTCATGGGATCAGTCCAACGCGGCTAGCTACAGCGTAAACTACACGATAACAAACGCCGGTCTTGCAAACGGAACGTATAACTCTACAGGTAACTCTACCGCTTCATCTGCAAGCGTTACTGTTACCCTTGGAAATGTCTCTGGTACGGTTCGCGCTAACTCTGTGACGGTGTACTCTAGCAGCGGGCAGTCAGGTGTTTCTTCAACGTTTACTCCAGGATCTGCTCCGCAAACTTCTCCTACAGATAAGACAAGTTCTAATACGGGAAGTGGCTCGGTTACATACACCCCTCCTGCGCCTGTAAATACCGTCGCACCAACAATTACTCCTACCTCCGGCACGGCTGGAACTACGACGTACAGCGTCAACAGCGTCGGCTCGTGGACTAACTCTCCTACCGGTTACACATATCAGT